CCTATCGTATTAGAAACATGGGAACTATATGGTTGCTTCTTACATACAGCTAACTATAATACATTGAATTATGGTACAAACGAAGTAGTAACTATTGCAATGACCTTACGTTATGACAACGCAATTCAATCACCAATTGGATCTGGTGTAGGTGCAAGCATCGGTCGTACAATTGGATCAATCGCTACAGGTATTGGTAGTTCTCTTTAATTTTAATTAAAGGAATCTAGCTAATGTCTGGATTTTTTCAGAACTTATTAAAGGACGCTGCCGGAACATTTTTCGGCAGCGATTTCCTTCGTGATTATACTCACGCCGCTAAAACATTTAGGCCTAATGCATATCAATATGCACCTAAATTCAAATTTCTCTTTCATGTATACTTTGATATAAATCCTGAGGCATATGCACAAAACGTTAGCACTGGCAATAATTTTGGTTTAGCAGTGAAAACAGTTAAACTTCCCGGTTACTCATTTGCTACTCAGGACATGAATCAGTATAATCGTAAAAGAATTATACAAACAAAAATTAAATACGATCCTGTAAATATTGCTTTCCATGACGACAATGGAAATATGATTCGTAATTTATGGAAAGCATATTACAACTATAACTATAGTGATGGTACAAAACCTAAAGTTGTTTTTTCAGGAGCACGTGGTGGCGCACCAACAACACCCGGTGCCACATTAGCTACATATAATGATAGAACAACTTATCAACCTTCTATTACAGGAAACGATGATTGGGGATATATAGGTGAGACACCCAATCCTAGTGGACATAAAATACCCTTCTTTAAAAATATTACTGTGTTTGGTTTTAGTAGACACAACTTTGTAGCATATACATTAATTAATCCTATCATTAGTAAATTTGACCATGATACTTACAGCTACAGTGAAAACGGTGGTATTATGGAAATGCAAATGAATTTAGATTACGAAACAGTTGTATACAATGAAGGTGCTATTGATGGTAGAACTCCTAGTAACATTGTTACTGGTTTTGGTCTTGATGCTAATTATGATAGAACGGTGAGTCCTATAGCAAGACCTGGTGCTAATGGTACAATTTTAGGTCAAGGTGGTCTAGTGGATGGTGTAGGTGGTACTATGGAAGACATAGCTAATGGTAATATATTAGGTGCAATACAAAAAGCAGGTACTACTTACAATACATTTAAGAATGCCCCTATTAAAAATCTTGTAAAATCAGAAGTTGTTGCCGGCATTACAAATTCAGTACAACAAACACCAAATAGGAACATAAATATTGTTACACCTATATTTGGTGCAACTCCTACTAATTTAGGTACTGCAGGAGCCCCAGTTAATGCTTCGGCTAGTCCCGGACAAGTGACTGGACCTAATAATGCAGGTTTTAGAAATCCATAATATTTAAGTAATAAATAATACTATGCCAAGAATATTAGATACTAGAACAGAGTTGGATCAGACAGTTAGACTTTTTGATTCATTTTATGCAATTAACTTAAACGTTAATGCTACCACATACGACATTGTGCATGGTTATTTTTTATCAGTTTGTGCTACAAAAAATATAGCAGATAATTTTACTGTTGTGTTATTTAGAATCTCACAAGAAACAGAAATACCAGTACTCGATTTGTTAAATCAAATTAAAGGTACTAATAAAATGGAAATGAATCAAACTATTGCTTACTATCTTAATAGTTTCAAAAGTAGAACCTCATTATACGGCATTGCTGTCGTACCCAAATCAAATCAACCGGTATCACGTAACATCGTGCAGTAATCATGTCTAAATGGGCACAAGGCATATTTACGCCAAAAAACGGACACAAGTATATAGGTAAACATAAACCTAAATATAGATCAGGTTGGGAACTAACCTTTATGACATTCTGTGATACTAACAAGAATGTTACATATTGGGCTAGTGAGTCAATGTCTATACCTTATAAAAGTCCGTTAGACGGAAAAGTACATATGTATATACCTGATTTCTTTGTAGTATATCAAAACAAGTACGGTAAACAACTAGCTGAAGTTGTAGAAATAAAACCCAAAAAACAAAGTCTTATTGAAAGCAAAGTTTATAGTGCTAAAGATAGACTAGTCATAGCAGTTAATCATGCTAAATGGGCAGCCGCAATGGCCTATTGTAAAGCACAAGGGTTTGTATTCCGTGTAATTACCGAAGATGACCTTTTTAGAAACGGTTCACGAAAGTAAATAAATACTTTTATGACCAAGAAACTAAACGAATTATTCGAACTTCCTGAAGATGATAGTAACGATATGGGATTAACAATCCCTATTCCTACTAACGCACATGAAGTAACTACTGATGCAATGAACAACTTAGAAAAGATTGAGAACGCATTGCCCCAAGTAAGAGGATTAGAAGCCGCAGATGGCGAAATGGATGAATTAGCCGCACTTGCAACTAATAGCTATAAGGATTTAGTTGATTTGGGAATGCAAGTTGATAGCCGTTTTGCGAGTGAGATTTTTAATGCGGCAAGTAGTATGTTGGGACATGCTATCACAGCAAAGACAGCAAAGATTAATAAGAAGTTAAAAATGCTTGATCTACAGTTGAAAAAAGCTCAATTGGATCAAAAAGTAGCATCAAAAGAAGAACAGATAGAAGCAACACCGTTGGGTGAGGGCAAAGTTTTGGATAGAAATGAGTTGCTGAAGATGTTGGCATCGAAATCCGATTAAAAAGATAAATAATAGATACAGGAATTAAGAAATGAAAAGCCTACGAAAATACATCATGGAAAGTGTACATACTTACAATTACACTATCAAAATTGCTGGTCAAGTTGACAAAAACTTTTTAGATATGTTTAAGTACAATCTAAACAAGTTTGACCCTGTCAACATTAGTGAGCCAAAGAGCACCCCGATACAGAAATCACCATATGGATTTCCTAATTTGAGTAATCAAAGTATTACTATCATTAAAGCAGAATTTCGCTATCCAGCGACAGAGCCAATGATTCAACAGATTGCACAATTATTAGGTTATCAAGTTGACATGGTCCGTGTTGTTGGAACTGATTTTGATGACAGCATTGATAGTGAACAAGTAGGGTATGAAAACGAGATGAGTCATACACCGTTGTTGAATCATCCTGAATTAGAAGAACAACCTGATGCTAAAGCCGCTAATAAGGCTTATGGCGATTCATACTTACAATCAATTAAAGATCAAGCTAAAGATAGCAAGATTAATATTCCTTATGCAGGTAAGGAAACACCAGATTCGTTTGATCCGTTCAAGCCTTACTTGGATGACAAAAAGATGGGTGACAAGAGTCCTATGAGTACAATTACTCGTCCAGCAAAGCCAGCAACTGGCGCAAGAAAATAATTAAAGGAATAACAAAATGGATTTCAAAAGTTTATTATCACAACTAGACCAGTTGAACGAAGCAACAGACAGAAGCGAACCCGGCAAAGTAAAACACACTGCTGATCCAGGTGGTTATGGTCGTAAAGATGACGAAGATGAAGAAGGCAACAAAGTTAAAACTGAACCTACTGAAAAAAGAGGTAAAGGTCGCCCTAAGAAAGCTACACAAACTTCAGGTGAAGATAAGAAGTATGACTTCAGTGCTTTTGGTGTTAAGGCTGGCAAAGATATCAAGTTGCCTAAGTATGACAAAAAGAAAACTACTAAGCATAGTTTAAAAGAATACTTTGACCAATTGGAAAGTGCATTGAATGAAGAAGGTTATTCAACTGCTCCTATGCCAGGAGCAGTTGCAGTTAAAGATGCAACTGGCAAAGTTGTAGCTACTGCAAAGAATCCAGCGGCAGCCGCAGCCTTTGAAAAAGGTGATATTACTATTGGTGGTGAAGAAATGAAAGAAGGCGATGTAGGTAAGCACAATAATGCTACTACAGGTTTTGACGCATTAGTTCGTAAATTAACACCTAAGTATGGTAAAGAAGCCGCTACTAAAATTGCAGGCGCACAACTAAAGAAAATCAAAGAAGCTGAAATTCCAACACATGATGGTGATATGGGCGCTGGTTTAGGTGCTGGTCGTAGTCAACAATTTGAAGCTAAGAAGCCAGACGCTAACAAGAATGGTATCCCTGATTATGCTGAAGATGGCAAGGGTAAAAACGATTTGAAGAAAAAGAAAGTGAAAGAAGATATGGATTCAGAATCAAAGACTGATAAAAGTAAATTACCATCGATGGCACATATTAAGAAAATGTGCAAAGACGGCAAAACTGTAGCAGAAATTTGCAAAATGCATCCTGATTGCAATCAAAAAGAGTTAAAACAAATGATTGCTGATTGCAAAAAGAAAATGGTTAAAGAAGGTATGAATGAAAACTTATTAATTGCCAAATTAAAAGGCAAACACGATGGCATGAAAGGCCATTCACATTGTGGCAAAACATATGATGACATGGAAGAAGCAAGACACTACCATGAAGGCTACAAAGAAGGTCTAGATGAGTGTTATGGTCAAATGCCAATTCGAGGTTTGGTAGGTGAGATGAACAGTGAAGTAGAAAATATGGCTAGCTATGGCGCACGTACACCTGCTATGGAAGATGACATGTACGAAATGGATAAAACTTCTTACATGAAGCAACAGGCAATCAAGTCTCCTGGTGATACATTTAAAGCATTTGGTCAAACTTTCAAGGATAGTGATGTATTAGATGAATTTGCTTTTGAAGCATTAGACAATCAACTAAATGCGTTGTTAGAATCTAAAGAAGATGTTGCTGAAGGTATGACTGTATCTATCAGCAAAGGTCAACAAGGTGCTCCTGATTCAGTATCAGTATCAGCACAAGATGGCGAAGCAGACCAATTATTGTCAATAATCAAATCAGCAGGTTTGGGCTTGTTTGGTGGCGAAGAAACAAATGGTTACGGTGCTCCTCAAGGTTCTACACAAGCCCCAGGTGGTTTTGAAGT